GCATCTCTGTGTTTTACCGAAGTGCCGCTTATGCCCTCATCAGCCGCTGTCAAGTAAGGACTAAAGAATTTTGAAATTTGTTTACAATTTCGGGGGGTTAAGAAGCCGCATCCACCGTTTCAAGGCAGGTCAGCAGCTTCTCCAGTTCGTCACGCAGGGCAAGCTCGATTTCAATGCCGCCGTCCTTGTAAACCGTCACTCGCTTCACCACATCGTTTGCAATCTCGGATGTGAGAGTTTCAAGCTCGGTGTATTCCTTGTATTTTTCAATAAAGGCTCCACCTTGCTCGGTTGAGGTCTGCGAGGATTTTTCAAGGCGTTCCATCTTATCGGAAAGCTCTTGCATCTGTGCTTGGTTGCTTGCCTTGTTGGATAAGTAGGTCTCTTTGTCGATGGTTCCGTCAATCAGCTTTTCATATAAATCCTGGAGGGATTTTTCAAGCTGATTTCTTCGGCTCTGTAGTACGGCAAGCTCACGACGGGCTTGCTTTTTTTCTGCCTGTATGCGTTCCTTTTGTAATAACAGAAGATGCTCCAAGCTGACCGCATAGGCGGCATAGGTACGGATTAAGGTCACGACCATTTCGTGAATATCCGCTTGCAGAATCCCCTCGGAGGTACAATCAAAGCCTGTTTCCAAGTGTGACGTGCGACAATGGTATTTTGCGTTTTTCGTGTTGGAGAGCGACATCGCAAAGCCGCAGGTTCCGCATATCACTTTACGGCGAAGCGGGTTTCTCTCGGATGCACTCGGAATAAATTCCTTGTACTCTTTCATACGGCTTGCAACTGTCCGAAACAGCTCTTTGGAGACGATGCCCTCGTGGGTCTCGTCAACCACAATCCAATCGGACTTGCTTTTCCTTACTGTATGCCAGTTGCCGACCATATCACGCTCACGCTTGCCATATACGCATTTTCCGATATAGCGTTCGTCACGGAGGATTTTGAAAATGTGTCCTTGTGTCCAGAAGTTTTCCTCGTGGATACTTGGCCAACGGTCACGGGAACATCCCGCAGCTCGTTTGTACAGCATCGGTGTTGGAACGCCATCACGATTGAATATAGCCGCTATCTCAACAGGCTTTAATCCGTCTGCCGTCAAGGTGAATATCTTCCTAACAATGTCTGCTGCTTCATCATCAATGATGAGGCGGTTTTTATCGTCGGGGTCTTTCACATACCCATACGGAGCGAACGGACTGAGAAACAAACCTTTCTCGGCTCTCATACGCTTGGCATTTTTGACTTTACCGGAAAGCTCTCGGCTGTATAGGTCATAAATCAGCGTTTTGAAAGAGGTATCAAGACTGTCGATGTCCTGCGGTCTGGAGCTGTCAAAACTGTCATTGACGGCAATGAAGCGAACGCCCAGGAACGGAAATACACGGCTGATGTAGTTGCCGACCACGAGATAGTCACGCCCGAAACGGGATAGGTCTTTGACTACGATGCAATGGATTTGTCCCTGCTTTACCTGTTCCATCATTCTGAGGAAATCCGGTCTTTCAAAGTTCTTACCACTCCAACCGTCGTCACAGAACTCGGATATTTCCCAACCGCTGAACTCGGAACGGCTGCTGATGAAGTTCTTTAACAACCCTCGCTGATTGGATATACTTTCGGATTCCGCTTTGCCGGTATCCTTTAAGTCGCCGTCCTCGCTGGACAAGCGAAGATACATTGCTACTCTCACACAGCAGCCCTCCCTTCGATAAATTTCAGTAGTGCCATATATTCATCCCGATAACGCAGGCGAATATCAATGTTTCTGTCTGCATCCACATAGATGCGTTCCACAAGTGCAGATGCCATTTCTTTTGTCAGCGTATCCGTTCCCATAAAAGAACGGAACTCTGTGAGAAAACGGTTCTCTGCGGTATAGACCTTGCTTTCACGCTGTTCCTGCTCTAAAGCGGCGATTAACTGTTCTGCTTTCTCGGCTTCTGCCTTGTACCTTGCTTTGAGTGTGACGTATTCCTGCTCTGTCATAAGCTGTTCCACATAATTCTGATACAGGCTGTCGTACAGAGATTGGCTACGTTTCAAGGTACGCCGTGCCGCTTCTAACTTGGATGAAGCATCGGAACGCTGACGGCGGTATTCCGGTTCTGCGTTCAAACGCTTGATTACTTCCTCCAAGTCGGCGGCAATCTGTATTTGAGACTGAATTGCCGTGAACAGGACTTCGTTCAGTTCATCCTCTCGGATGCTCACAAAGGAGCAACGGTTCGGGTCGTCTGCGTGACCTGGGCAGATATAGGTGTACCACAGCTTTTTGCCGTGGCTCACGTTCTTGTAGCGAACCAACGGTCTTTGACAGTTCGGACACCATACAAGCCCTTGCAAGATATTCTCTGTGTGCTCCAAATGGGAGAACTTACCGAGGCGTTCGTGGTACTCACTTTTTCTCTGATTGGCGATTTGCTGAACCTTTTCAAAGGTATCTTCGTCAATAATCGGTTCGTGAGTGTTCTGGACGATAATCCAGTTTTCTTTGTCCACATAGGTCTGTCGCTTTCCCTCATAGAAGGATTGCTTTTTTCTGCCTTGAACCATATGACCTATGTAAACGGGGTGTGCCAGTATGCTCTTTATAATCTGCGTATGCCACAGCACACCCTTGTATTTCTCCGTTTTGACCTCGCCGGTCTCGTAGAGATATGCGGAGGGAGAAAGGATACCGGCATCGTTGAGCCTGCGTCCAATCTGTACCACGCTGATACCCTCGGAACGCCATTTGAAAATCTGACGGACGGTAGGTGCGGTTTCCTCGTTGATAATAAGGTGGTGTTTATCGTCGGGGTCTTTGCTGTACCCATACGGTGCCCACGCTCCGATGAACTCGCCGTTCTGCTGCTTAACGTGAAGTGCAGATGCGGATTTCTTGGATATATCCTTGCTGTAAACCTCGTTGATGAGATTTTTCAGAGGCACAATATATCCGTCCTGTGTTCTTTCTGCGGTCAACGTATCAAAGTTATCGTTGACGGCTATGAAGCGAACACCGAGGAATGGGAAAATGCGTTCCAAGTAATTGCCCGTCTCTTTGTAGTTACGACCGAAGCGGGATAAGTCTTTTACTACGATGCAGTTCACACGCCCTTTGCGTACTTCCTCCATCATCTTTTCAAACTGAGGACGGTCAAAGTCCGTGCCGGTTCGTCCGTTGTCACAGAATAGGGCTACAAGCTCCATATCGGTTTTGTTTTCAATAAAGGACGTGAGCAGAGCTTTTTGTCCTTCAATGGTATCAGCACCGGGTTTTCCGCTGTCCTCCACGGATAAGCGAACGTAAGCGGCGGTCTTATATATTTTCCTCGCAGGAGCAGAGCTTTCCACTTCCTGCACAAGAGGATTTGTCTTTCGTTTTGTCCTTGCCATTTATACTACCTCCCGCAATCTTGCACTCCGAAGAATGTCAAGCTGCCAAGCAAATTCATCCTGCCAACGATAGATGATTTCCACTACGTCGTTTGAATGAATCAGTATTTTATCTATCAGTGCGACCACAACAGCACGGTCGAGGGTCGTAAGTCCTTGCCTTTTGATGAACTCATTCATCCAGGCGTTTTCCGTTCCGTGGTTGTGTATATCTTCAAGCTGTTCTCTGAGAGCGTCCATCTGCTTTTCGGCTTCATCGGCACGAGCCGTAAAACTCGCTTTCAGCCGTGTGTATTCCTCTCGGTCGATGATGCCGTCCGTAAGGTTTTCATACAGAGACATCAACAGCTTTTGGAGTTTTTCGTATTCCTCGTGCTTTTTGTCGAGCTGCCTCTGCACCTTTTGAGCCTGTGCGGTTCTTAAAGGAGCAGTATCGGTAATCTCTAACAGCTCGCTCATATCCACGACTTCGCTGATGTGCTGCTTCAAACTGTCGAGCACGATTTCTTCCAGAGTGGTGTCCCTCATACGATGAGGCGAACAGCTCTTATCCTGCTTGTGTGCGGAGCAGACGTAATACACATATTTCTTTTCGCCTGCAGGAACGGTCTTGCGAACCATACTTGCACCGCAATCGCCGCAGAAAATCATTCCGCTGAATAGTCCGACCGCTTTGCCGCCGGGACTACGGCGTGTATCGCATTTGAGAACCTTTTGAACGCTGTCAAAGTCGATTTTTGAGATAATCGCTTCGTGGCTGTCCTCTATGACAGACCATTCGCTTTCATCCTTGGTAACACGCTTGTGTACCTTATAGCTCGGTGTGGTCTCCTTGCCCTGGATGAGAACTCCGGTATAGATGGGGTTCTTCAGAACACGGATGACCGTACCTGCCGACCACAATGCTTTTGCATTGGTCTTAAAGGAAGTGGTGAACTTCATTCCAAGGGAGCGTTTGTACTCCATCGGAGAGAGGACACCGAGCTTGTTAAGAGCGTCAGCAATATCCTGTGGGCTGACACCCTCTAATTTCCACTTAAAAATGTCACGGACAATATCGGCGGCGTATTGGTCAACCACCAACTTGTTTTTGTTCTGCTCGTCTTTCAGATAACCGAAAGCGGCGAACGAGCCGAGGAACTGTCCGTTCTTACGCTTGATTTCAAGCTGAGAGCGAATCTTTACCGAAATGTCTCGGCAATAGGCTTCGTTTATGAGGTTCTTGAACGGAATGATAAGGTCGTCGGAGGCTTTCTTGTCTCCGAGGCTGTCGTAATTGTCGTTGACCGCAATGAAGCGAACGCCGAGGAATGGGAATATTTTTTCGATATACTCACCGGCATCCAGATAATTACGTCCAAAACGAGAGAGGTCTTTTACGATAATGCAGTCCGTTCGACCTGCCTTAACGTCCTCAATCATCTTTTGGAAACTCGGTCTTTCAAAGGTTGAACCCGAAAAACCGTCGTCAACTCTCACCGCATACTCCCGAAATTCGGGTCTCTGCGATATGTAATCACGGAGCAGCTCACGCTGCCCGGTGATGCTGTTGGATTCCTCCTTATCGCCATCGTCACGGGACAGACGGAGATAAAGGGTGGCGTTCCAAATCTTGTTCTGCGTATTCTGCATAATGGCACACTCCTTTTCTCTGTAATGAGCAAAACTACCGAGACGGAGCGTCGCTTTAGTCCTGCTTATATTTTACTTGTTCTGTCCCATTCTGTCGAGGATGTCAGCAC